AGGTCTGGTCTCATGCCTTCCAAGGTCCTGGTGGTTGGTACATCGAGAACTCCCTGACCACTCTCGGTCAGAAGGATCCTCTTGGTGACCTGAACCGAGTCCTCTGGAACAGTGGTCTTGACTCTGACAAGGAGATTGCTCGTAAGCAGAAGCGTAAACTGTCTTACTACTCCAACATCTATGTCGTCAAGGATCCCCTTCATCCTGAGAACGAGGGTCGTGTCTTCCTCTACAAGTATGGTAAGAAGATTCACGACAAGATTGTTGAGGCAATGAAACCTCAGTTCGAGGATGAGAAACCCATCAATCCCTTCTGCTTCTGGGAAGGTGCTGACTTCAAGTTGAAGATCGTCAAGCAAGACGGTTACTGGAACTACGATCGTTCCGAGTTCGCTGCTGGTAGCACACTGGGTGACTTTGAGGATGACAAACTCGAAGAGATCTACAATCAGCAATACTCTCTTGCTGACTTCACCGACCCCAAGAACTTCAAGTCCTACGAGGAACTGGAAGCACGTCTGAATCTTGTCCTTGGCAAGACCTCCCGTGCTGCACGAGTCGAAGAGGAAGAGCAGGATCCCATCGTGAACGACTTCAACGCTCCCGATGTGACACCTAGCGAACCGACCTCATCCTTCCGTGCTGGGTTTGGTAAGAGTGTAGAATCATTGAGTGAGGACAGCGATCCTGACCTTGAATACTTTGCCAAACTCGCTAACGACTGATGAAGAAGTTTCTTGCTCTCCCCCTGCTCCTGGCACTCGGTTCCCCCGCTCAGGCAATCACTTGGGATGATTTCTGGGAACCGTTTGACCATGACCACAAGATCGAAGTCCATCACTATCACGATCGCCCACAGTACATCCGACCTAGGACTTGTATCAAAGAGGTGCGTCGAACCAGGTGGGTTCCTGGTCGTTGGAGAGGTGATGTCTACATCTATGGTCACTACAAGGAGGTAGTAAGAGACAAGAGAGTTCCATGCCGTCGATTGACTTGGTGAAACCAAAATCGACCTTTGATTTCCAGAATACCCCGAAAAAAATTCGGGGTATTTTTTTGTCCCCAGGGTTTTTCATAAATACTTGACAGAACCACGAGTTCTGTGTATAGTTCTTTGGTAGCATAATCCATTATCATGTATAGACCCTACTCACCAGAGTGGCACCGTTTACGGTATTTGACGGAAGCTATCGATAAGTACCTGGAAGACGGTGTGGACCCTACTCTCGTTATGGACGATATTCAGTATATCCTCCATATTCGTTCTGAGGCAGCATATCAGCGATTCCAACGCATCAACCAACTTGAACACTATCTGGCGGACAACGAAGTATGCTCTCAACCCAGTACAGACTCAGATTAGAGTTTATCTGCAAGAAGATCGCCAACAAGGAGGAAGTCAAACTTGACGATATGATCTGGGCAGAGAAACTCGCCAAAAGGCACACAACTGCTCGGGATTGGTTAAACAAGGCAAGACGACAAGCTGCCCAAGACATTGAGGAGGGCAGTATGGATGATTTTATGAATAAGATGGGATTAGGAGACCCCGACCCATCTAATTACAAAACGGGGTTCTCAGGTGCCGACGAAATAGTCGATTGGTTCAAACAAGACAAACCTGATGATTGGAGACAACGTGACTAATGACTTTCTAGATAATCTGGCAAACCACCAGTATCAGAAGATGCATAAGAGTGAGTTTGAAAAGATTACTCCCCAGACATACGAAAAGATGAATGAAGAGTTTGTAGAGGAAGGACATGCTTTCTCTATTTCTGTTCCCACTCAAAAACAGATCGACGAATGGAGGCAACGCGATTAATGGTGATTCCAAGTACAGCAGTAATTTACTCTAACGGCAGTCAAGAATGCGAAAGAGCAGGAGCACTGCTTAAATCACTAGGTGGGGAATATCTCGAATACCGCCTAAATCAGCATTTCACACAACGAGCGTTCGAGCAGGAATTTGGTAAGGACGCCACATATCCACAGATTGCCCTAGGTGCCCAACATGTTGGACATCTCAAAGAACTGCTCCAATACGGCAAAGACAACGGTCTCTTTTAGTAACCGCCGCTACTGCCCGAACTGCCACTAGAACTGGATCCACTGCTGCTACTGCTGCTGCTGCTAGAACCGCTCTGAGAGGTGCTAGAAGCGTCTGTGGTGCCTGCTATCACACCAGACGAGTTCACGAGTCCAGAACCCGTATTTGTGGATGTGCTGGTGCTCGATTGAGTCACAGTAGCACCAGAATCCAGTGTAGTGGTAGTAATCGTTCTGTTGGTCAATTCTTGCTGTCCAGCAAATGACAGAGAAGGTGCCAGACCGTATTCTGTGCTATAAATGAGTTTCTTGTCGATGAAGATCTCTTCCACAGCATCAGTCGTCATCTTAATATCTTCTCCATCGCCCAATTCTTCATTTGGAGCATATTGGAGAAGTTCTTCAAATTCGTCAACGAAGTCGTCGATGTATTCCTGACGCAGAACCCAGATATTCGACTTTTCGTCATTTAGGGCTCTCTCGTGATCATAGTTAGAAACAGGATATACACTAGGAACCACAGTGATATTGTCACTGGTAACATATTGGAAAGTAGAGTTTACGACCTTTCCTGCTTCCATTAAGACATTCCCTAGGTCATCTTTGACCTCGTATGTCTCATGGTGGTGAACTCCATTCACATTCTTGTATCGAGACGCCACATATGAGTAGAGTTCTGCCTCACTCATAGGCCAATCATTATAGAGATTGATCACATTGTTGCAGAGAAGGATTACCCAGTCTAATTCGGGATCATCATACAGTTCAGTAGCGACCTGATCGGGTCTTTCATTGTTTCCGACAGTATATTGCTCAAACCCAAGAATATCGTCTTGAATCTGTTCTCTGATCTTCACTCTACGGAAGATATTCTTTGCAGCAATGAACGGTTCAACGTTATTCTTTCTAAACGAAGAAACACGTACTCTGACGTTAGGTAGGTATCCGAAGTAATGCGTCATTTCGATTTCTTGCCGCCGTTGTACATATTACGAGTAATGAATGCAGTCTCGTCAAAACTGAGTTGCAGGTTGTAACTGGCAGGACCGTAATCAACACCATCCATGTTTGCAGTGCGGAGGGATGTATGCTGACCTGATGGTGTCAGGTTGACCTGCATGTTAGTGAGAACCATGTTCACTGGGAATGTGAGAAGAACAGACATTCTCTCAGGAGCAGCGAGTTTATCATTCAGTTTCGCTGTGGTTGCTTTGTTACCAGGTGAGTATCTCACCAGTTCACAACGGAAGAATCTAGGAACAGTCAACCAGCGAGCATCACCGCTGATGTTAGGCAGCATAGCGTCTCTCAGTGCTGTAATGATGTTCTCAATCGCTTGTGCTTCCTCAGCATTGCGTGGTGCCATCTGGAAGTTGAAGTTGTGAGAACGATAGTTCACACCTTTGAAGACTGTCTCTTCATATGGGTTGAACACCTTACCTTTCGCCAAAGCAGCGAGTTGGTTCTTGTTCATGTTGCCACTAACGCCAAACATGCTAGCAGCGCCATTGAAGATGCCAGAGACTGCATTGAAAGCAACCTCAGGTTTGGCGTTCTTAGCACCTTGCTGGATGTTCTGAGCGATGTTGTCGATATTACCTGATCTCATTGCTTCCACAGCAATGTCACCGAATGGACCCAGTGCAACCTTATCGTATGAGGTGCTATAAGTCTCGTTCAGTTCATGTGGAAGGTACAGGTAGATAGTTTTAAGGATAGCATCCTTGTTACCAGTAGAACCAGGGTTCTTGCCCTTTCCAGAATAAGTATATTGATTAGTCTTCTCAGAATCATAGATCATCAGTTTGAGATAATCCATCTGCTCCGTACCAAACGTACGGTCACGCGAAATTGATCCATCATTGTTACCTCGTGGTCCACGAGGCATCTGTAACGGATAAATAAGTCTACCACCTCTCTTAGAACCCTTTGATTGGGTCTTGTTGAGGTTCTTTGACTTTTTACCTTGCTTTGACATGAGTTACTCAGGAAAGTTCAGACCATCAAACACTCATAAGTATAAAGGGGATCCCACAAATATTATTTATAGGAGTTTGTGGGAAAGAAAATTTATGGTATGGTGTGACAAGAACGAAAACGTTTTGGAGTGGGGTAGTGAAGAGATTATCATCCCGTATGTTAGTCCTGTCGATAATCGGGTTCATCGCTATTTTCCAGACTTCTACGTTAGAGCAAGGACCAGGACTGGAAGGGCTCAGAGGTTCATTATCGAGGTTAAACCGTCGAAGCAGACCGTTCCCCCCAAGAAGCAGAAACGAGTTACTAAAAAGTTCTTGAATGAAGTAAAGACATACGCTGTCAATGATGCGAAGTGGAAGGCAGCGAGAGAATACTGTGCTGATCGTAAGATGGAATTCATGATACTCACAGAACACGAGTTAAAGGTATGAGCATCTTCAACGACGTAAAGGAACTAGCAGGAGGGAGCAAACAGTCTAAGGATTGGTATCGGTCTCAGGTATTCTATGGATTGCCTGATTCTAAGGGATTTAAGGTAGGTGACGTTATATTCTTTTCATACTCTGCGGCAACCAAAGATCTGCCATTCTATGACAAGTACCCGATGGTACTGATCACAGATATTGACATGGCAAACCAGCAGTTCTCTGGTGGAAACATACAT